AGCCTTTCAGCAATGGTTTGATGTTCCCCGGTGATCCTTCCGGTGGTGCGGCAGAGGTCATCAATTGCCGCTGTGCTTTATTGCAAAGGGCAAAATGGGCACTTGATGAAGAAGAACTTCAAACGCTGAAAGATCGTGCCGCATATTATGGTCTTGATAAGACTGACAGCTTTGAAGATTACAAAGCCAAGTATTTGAAAGCGGCTGAACAAATCCAACCGGAACCGCCGAAGAAGAAAGAATATCTGACCGAAAAGAAACTGAAATCCAACATTGCGGACATTGAGGAAAAGCAAAAATTGCTTCTTGATGGAAGTGATGAATGGAAGCAGCTTGAAGATCTGAAAGCAGATTATCAAGAAAAGCTGAACAAAAAGCTTGTTGCCAAGGAAACCAAGAAGCTGAAGAAAGAAGAAATCCTTCTGCAAGAGCAGCTTGATGATTTTGAAATCAAGACATACAGCAACATTTGGAAAGATGACGTCACAACTTCGGATTGGTATGACAAACAAGGTTCCGTTTATGCCAAGAAGAAATATTTCGAAGGCAAGCTGATCAATGCCGCCGATATTGACGAAGCAAACAAGTGGAAAGGTTTACTTGCTGATCTTGATGATTTCGACAAACAGGGTGCGGAATATTATCAGATACAAAAGAATCTGACAAAAGTCAAGAGTGACTTGACGAAATTGCAAAAAAATGGTATAATGTTACCAGAAAACGCCGATGCGTTCACGCAAGATCGCAAAAATGCAGCATTTTGGTTCCACGACAACAACGGAAGTGTCAGGGGCGCAGATTCCGTCCTTCGTGACAAATCCGGTGAGGTTTGGAGAGCTGCAAGCAATGCTGAAAAGGATTCCATTTTTGAATACACGCAAAGTTATAGCAAATACAATGAGCCTTTGCGTGGATATGAGTATGGAACCAACAAATTCTTGGGTGTTGGCAATGTAGATCTGAACAAGATCGGAACGAGCTATGGCGGATATAAGCCCGGACAGGTCAAGAAGCTGATTGACGATATGACAAGCATCATTGACAAAAGCGAATATGACTTTGACATTTGGGTTCAGCGTGGATGCAAACGTTCTGGAATGGACAAATTCTTTGGTGTTGATCCAAGGGTTTTTGACCTTCCTGAAGCGGATCTTGCAAAGATTCTGGTCGGTACGACGCCAACCGAATATGCGTTTATGAGTACCGGTGTAGCAAAGGGCAAGGGATTGAACACGCACAGCGGATTTCTCTTGAATGTCTATGCACCAAAAGGAACCAAGATGATGTATGTTGAACCATTTTCTGCATTTGGCAATGGTCATCAAAGGTCATGGGACGGAATCAGCAAACAATCATCTTTCGGACATGAAGCGGAAATGATCTTGCAGCGTGGCACAAAATTCCGTGTCACAAAGGTTGAAAAAAGCAACGGAATCATTTATGTAGATATGGAAGTCATTGAACAGGGGGTGTTTTAAGTGGCTAAAAAGAAACAAACACTTGAAGAACGTTATGCGAATGATGTTCTGACGGATAATGCTGCCATGAATCAATATTCCCAATGCAAAGATTGCTTTTTCAGAGATAAAACCACTGTGAACGGAACGGAATATGGATGGAAAAAAGGTTGTTGCAAGATATATGAACATCCAAATTTCAAGCCGGATGACGTGATGCGGAACCGGACAGAATGCGAATATTACGAAAAACAAAAGGACTGATTGATTTCAGTCCTTTTTCTATGCAAAAAATAAAAGAAAGGATGTGATTTTAATGTTTAAGATTTTAGACGGAAGAAGTACATTCTATCAATGGGATTTGGATCGAAAGTTGATTGTTTCAGATCCCAAGGTGAATGAAGTGCATTTTTGCAACCAAACCGACAATCAAGCGTTGATTGTGAATGTATATAGTGAAGGCGGCAGACGCATTGCAGATGTCCCAAACATTCTATTGCAAACAGCATGCAATATAATTGCATTTAGCTATTGTGATGATTGTTACACAAAGCAATCAAGCACTTTCAAGGTCACGCCACGTCCCAAACCTTCTGATTATGTTTATACCGAAACAGAGGTTAAGAGATGGGAAGCCCTTGAACAGAGGGTAAACACCACCCTTGATGGTGTGACAGCTGCCGAAGAAAAGCGCACTGTTTCCGAGAATGCAAGAGTGGAAGCAGAAACGGAAAGAGCAGCGGCAGAAACCGCAAGAATTGAAGCGGAAAACGAAAGGGATGCGAAATTTTCACAGTTTATAAGTGAAGGAAACGTGATAGTTAGTGAGTTATCAGGATATGAAGGCACTATCCATGATCACGAACGGCGTATCACCAACCTTGAACATCATATAAGTCAGGACTATTTCTTCACGGATGATAGTGTTGCACATAGAAAAGTGGTACCTTCTGGCGCTTGTCCTTATGCACAGATTAACAGTGTATGTGGAATGACATACAAGAGCAAGAACCTTGTAAATATTCCTGATATGTTGAATAACACAATTGGTACCAAATATATAAATGTCAATTTTAAAAGCAATGTTTATATTGGTGCAGATATAGTTGAAACACCAACGACAAATGCGTGGATAATTCAGCTGTCATATAAAAGCGGTTCAACTCAATACCTTTATCCAAATCATTTAACCAAACAGGGCGGTTACAAGTTTTCCATAACCGCAGACAATCCTGTGATTGGTCTTACTTATAGAAAAATTGCGGCAACTGATGGTAGATACAAGAACTTTATGATTAGTTATGGGAATGCCAAAGTACCATACGAACCTTACTATGATGGTTTGCGAGATACAAAGGTTACAGCAATAAGAAGTCACGGAGCTAACCTGATTCCGTACCCTTACAGAGTGACGGACAAAGAACAAAATGGGATGACATTCAAGGTACAGGATGACGGTGGAATCAAAGTGAGTGGAACCCCAACCGATTATGCGGATTTCACTATTTGTGATAAACACGAAATATCTTTATTTCCCAAGATTTTCACCATTGGTATGCAAGGAACATTTGAAAATGTCGCAGTGGACTTTGTGATTTCTGATAGTAATTTCACAAAGATACATTCCGCTTCAATTAACCAAGGTGAAACCGTGACAATTGACCTGTCCAATTATCCCGGTGCGGTTTATTTCCGCTATACAGTAAAAAGGCGGTATGAAAACAAAGCGGCAAGTGGCGTGGTATATCCTATGGTCAACGAAGGTTCCGCTTTGCTACCATATAAACCTTACAGGGAACTTATTGAATACCCACTTCCTGAAGCAATCACTTCACTTGATGGTTGGGGTGAGGGTGTAGCGGAACACCCAAACACCTATGACTTTGAGAGTGGCACATACACCAAGAAGTGTGAAACCATCGTGATTGACGGTGATGCTTTACCTGTAAAACAGGTAGACCTTTACAACAATGGCTTGTATTATGCAATTCTCACACCTTCATTGTGTGGAACAAAAGATACGAGTTGTTTAATAAATTCACATTTTACAAGTGATCGTGCTGTTGAATTAGGAAATTCGTATATCACAGGTGACCGAAATCAAACGCTGGTAATGGTTCACCCAGACCAAAGTTTAACAACGGTAGAACAGTGGAATGCGTGGTTAAGAGAGCAGTACAACAATGGTACACCTGTCATGGTAACTTATGTACTTGCAGAGCCTATCACCGAGCATGTGCCCACCAATTTTGACAACATTCTTGAAGTGGAAGCAGGTGGCACGCTTGAATTTGTGAATGAATACGGATATGAGGTACCGAATTCTATCACCTATTTGCAGAAGGAAGGTAGTATATGAAATTCTTGAAACTTCTAAACAGAAACAAGACTGTTGAACCTACCACTTACAATGCGGTATATGGATCAATGGTTGAAAAGAAAATCCGCATCCGTTATTCACAGCGAGATGTGGAAGCAATAATCAACAATTATCTTTCGGAGCCTGACAATCCGGTTTACATTGCAGAATTCAACGAATTACAGCAATACAGAAAGCAGTGCAAAGCAGCGGTAAAGAAAGAATTAAATCTTTAATAATTACGCACATCCCTTTTGGGGTGTGCGTTTTTATATGCCCGGATCCGTCAGGGCGCTTATAAAAAGGCGGAAATATTTTGCCCACCGTAAAGGCACATAAAGAACGGCGGCAGCGGTGACACCGCATATAAAAACACAGCCGGGAGAAAAACATGGATTTTCTGAAAGAAATCTTGGGTGATGATCTTTTTGCGCAGGTAGCGGAAAAAATCAACGCACACAACGGCAACGAAGCAAACAAGGACAAGCAAATCAAGGTCGGCAATCTTGGTTCCGGTGAATATGTCAGCAAGGGCAAGCATGATGCCCTGCAAGCATTGTTTGACGGGCAGAAAACCGAGCTTGAAACGGCAAACAGCTTGATTGCAGAGCTGAAGAAAGGCACCAAAGGCAATGAAGAATTGCAAGGCAAGATCAGCGGCTATGAAACGCAGGTGGCTGATCTGCAAAAGCAGCTTCAGGAAACCAAAATCAAAGGTGCTGTCAAGGTTGCTTTGCTTGCTGCAAAGGCGCTTGATGTTCCCTATCTGACATTCAAACTGAATGAAAAGCTGAATGAAGAAGGCAGAACCCTTGAACTTGATGAAAACGAAAACATCAAAGGATGGGATGATCTTTTGTCGGGGCTGAAAACGCAGCTTCCGGCACAATTTGAATCCGCAAAAAGCGGTGGCGGCGTTGATCCGTTTCCGTTGCCCGGTGGATCTGGCGGCGGTCAGGCTGAACCCAAATCCCTTGCCGACGCATTGAAGCTGGAATTTGAAACAAAAACAAACTAAAAAAGAAAGGTATGGTAAAAAATTATGGCATCTATGACACTTGAAGAACTGAAGAAGGGTATGTCCGACAAGGTATTTGACAAGATCGTTGACATCTTCCTTCGTGAATCCGATATTTTGCAGCTGCTCCCGTTCGATGATTGCGTGAGCGCATCCGGTGGCGGTTCCACCATGAAATACAAGTATCTGCGCAAGGTGCTTCCCGCAACGGCGCAGTTCAGAAAGCTGAACGGAAAGTATGAAGCATCCGCAGCAACCAAGCAGGAGTTTGAAGCAGCCCTTGCAATCATGGGCGGCGAAATCGAGCTTGACCGTGTTCTGAACAAGACCGCCGGCAAGTTTGACAATCTTGCATATCAGATCGAGGAACACATCAAGGCTGTTGTCTCCCTGTTCCATCACACCCTGATCAACGGTGACGCAGTGACCACCGCTGCAACGGATCATCCCGAATTTGAGGGCTTGGATTCGATGCTTGCTGGCACTTCCACCGAGTACAACGCAGACGGAAGCATTGATCTTTCCACGATTGCAAATCTGAAGAACAATGCTGATGAATTCTATGAAGCACTGACGTTGCTGATCAAGTCCACCAACGCAGATGCGCTTCTGCTGAACACCCAGATGATCACCAAGATCCAGACCGTTGCCCGCATCCTTGGCTACAAGACCGAATCCGAGGAAGCATTTGGCAAGAAGGCGACGTCCATTGACGGCGTTCGTCTGATGGATATGAAGAACCACTACACCGTTTCTGGCGGCGTTGCTGTTCCCAACAGCGTTGTGAAGGTAAACGAGGGATCCACCGACATTTATGCGGTCAAGTTTGACGTGAATGACGGTTTCCACGGCATCAGCCTTTCGGGATCCGCAGTCATTGACAAGTATCTTCCCGATTTCAACGCACCCGGCGTGATGAAGAATGCCGAGGTTGAAATGATTGCAGCAACCGTTCTGAAGAACAC